GTTTGATAGGTTCGATGTAGTTATCGGTGACGAGGCACACCTTTTCAAAGCTAAATCTCTTACGTCTCTGATGGGTAAGTTGCATGAATGTAAATATCGTATTGGATTTACAGGAACTCTTGACGGTGCAAATGTCAATCAGTTAGTTCTGGAAGGTGTATTTGGTAGGTGCTCACAAGTAACAAGAACTGCTCAACTAATGGAGGAAGGACATGTTGCTAAACTGAAAGTGAAGATTGTTCTAGTAAAGCATGAGGAAAAGTTGTTTGAAGGTTACCAAGATGAGATCGGATACCTTGTAGAACATGAAGGTAGGAATAAATTTATTCGCAATCTTGCTTGTGACTTAAAGGGAAATACTCTAGTCCTTTTCAACTATGTAGAACGTCATGGAGTGCCTCTTTACGAGATGATAAATAGTTACACCGAAAGACCAGTACATTTCGTACACGGAGGTGTAGATGTCAATGACCGTGAAGACATCAGAGTATTAACTGAACAATCTGATAATGCAATCATAGTTGCTTCATACGGCACATTTTCTACAGGCATCAACATCAAAAGATTACACAACGTTATCTTCGCAAGTCCTTCAAAGTCCAGAGTTCGCAACCTACAATCGATTGGTCGTGTCCTAAGGAAAGGCGAAAATAAATCACAGGCAACATTATATGATATTGCTGATGATATCTCTACCGATAGAGGTAACAACTATACACTCAACCATTTAATGGAGAGAGTCAAAGTCTACAATCAAGAAAAATTTAATTATGAAATCATAGATGTTAAAGTAAAAACTTATGATTAGTTACGCAAGACACGACGAAGAATTTTATGGTATCTTCAAACTCCTTAATGGAGAAGAGGTGCTAGGCAAAGCAGTGCTTACTGAAGATGAGGGTTCTACCTTAGTTTTCATTCAGGATCCTGTTTGTACGCAAATTGTTACTAAGGAATCTGATGATGGTCGAACTGTCAGAGGAGTAGGATTTGCAAAGTGGATGCAATTTTCCGATGAAGATTTTTTTATTATTCGTGAGAAGGATATCTTAACTGTTACTTCAATGAGTAAAGAAGTTACTTTTTTGTATGAAGCATTTTTACTAGGAGATAATCTTGATAAAAAAGATACAACAAAAATAGATCCTGAACCAGAGATGGGTTACTTAGGAAAGATTAATGAAGCAAGAAATCTATTTGAACGAATCTATAAAAGCTAGAACTTGTCTTGAACCCTCACATGGTTATTCTACAGAGACTTGACGATCTTGTCAAGTATGTTATAATATAAACAAAGCAGGTAACCATATGAAAACAACTGTAAAAAAACAAAAACAACATTACGTTGACAATCAAGAGTTCCTTGCTGCTATTGTAAAATATCGGCAGAGAATGTACAATGCCGCTATAAAAGAATGTCCTGAACTCATTAATATGGATCAGGATGAAGAGTTTGCTTTCTTAAAAAGTTGGAAGAGTGAAAATAAACCTAGAGTTGGAAATTATATTGGTAGTTGTTTTTTAAAAATTGCTACACACTTATCATACAGACCAAACTTTATCAATTACATGTATAAAGATGATATGGTTTGTGATGGTATTGAAAATTGTATTCAGTATATTGATAACTTCAATCCAGCAAAATCTAAGAATCCGTTTGCATACTTCACACAGATTGTGTACTATGCATTCCTAAGGAGAATTGCAAAAGAGAAACGTCAGTTAGATATCAAAGATAAGATTCTTGAGAAGTCTGGATATGACCATGTGTTTACGGTTGACGGGGACACAGATACAGGTTATAATCAGATCAAGTCCCGTGTGGAGATGAACTCAAAACGATGACCAAGAAAACTGATCAGGAAAGATTGCGCGATGCAGTCAAAAGAGATAGTCCCTGTAGAGATGACAATGAGCGCGGTTACTGGCGCAAAAGACTTAATGAACTAGAGAAGGAAAAACCAACTGGTGATTAAATTTACTCGAAATCATTTTAAGATTGTAAGATCTATTGAATGGTCTGATGTAGTAAAAAAACTAGCGTTTGATTTTGATAACAGTACTGTGAATTTTATTGCAGACAAACCATCAATCCCCCCAACCTTTGCAATGCATAGTAATTTTGTTCCAGGTTCTATTAGAACTGCTTATGACGAAGTTAAAAATGCTGAAAATATTATAGAGATGCATGTCTATGCATCTTTAGGCAATAGTAGTTCAACCTATGGACGACATAAAGATGTTATGGATGTCTTAATTGTTGGTGCTATTGGATCTGTTATTTACAAATTTGATGATAGTCCATCTTTTACTGTAGATCCTGGTGATAGTATTTTTATACCTAAAGGTGTTTATCACGAACCTCAAATTGTAGAACCTAGAGTAACCTTAAGTTTTTCTTGGGAAGCAACTCCAAATAATAATAATAGAATTGACTCATGAAACTTTTATTAATAACCGATCAACACTTTGGTGTTCGCAATGACAATCAATCTTTTATTGATCATTATAAAAAATTCTATGGTGAAGTAGTTCTTCCATTTATTGATTCACATAAGATCTCCAAGATTATTTGCTTGGGAGATACCTTTGATAAACGTCGCTCCATTAACTTCATGTCATTGGAAGCAGCAAAGGAGATGTGGTTTACACCTCTCCAGGAAAGAGGTGTCAGTATGGATATGCTTGTAGGAAATCATGATATTTATTACAAAAATACTCTACGAGTTAACGCCCCAAGTGAGTTACTTGGAGAATACAACAACATCAACGTTATCACTAGCCCTACCACTCTTGTGTATGACAATCTTCCTATACTCCTTCTCCCTTGGATTTGCGATGAGAATCGTACAGAAGTTCTGGAAAAAGTAGGAAGTACCGAAGCAAAAGTATGCATGGGTCATCTAGAATTAAATGGTTTTGAAGCTCATCCTGGTCATGTAATGCAACATGGTATGGACTCGAATGCTTTTTCTAAGTTTAAAAAAGTATTCTCGGGACACTATCATATGAAATCAACCAAGAAGAATGTAAATTATCTTGGTAATCCTTATTAACTATATTGGAATGACTATGGATGTAAGCGAGGGTTCCATGTATTTGACACAGAAACTTTAAAAACTACTTTCTATAAAAATCCATTTGACATTTTCCATAAACTCTATTATAATAACGGGGTTACCCTACCTAACGAAGAAGACCTTAAAGGATCTTACGTTAAATTAATTGTAGAAAACAAAGGTGACTATGCTAAGTTTGATTATGCTGTAAGTCAACTACAAGACATGGGTCTTGGAGACCTCAAAATTATTGAGGATCTAAGTGTTGAACTTGATTCTGGTTCTGAGGTTCTGGAAACCGAAGATACAATGACATTGTTAGATAACTACATAGATGATATTGACCTCAAAGTTAATAAATCAAATGTGAAAAATGTAATGAGGTCTCTGTATATGGAAGCATCGGAAATTTAAATGTTTGTTTTAACAGATAAAAACTCAGGCGGCATCTATGCTATAAACAGCAAAGCACGTACAAAAACTGTGACTTTGTTTGAGGAACGAGATGACGCTGAACGTTATGTAAATCTTTTAAATGCAGATGATTACGAAGATGAATTAGAAATTATAGAAGTTGATAAAACTGTTATTGCTGTTAACTGTAACCAATATGGATATGTTTATACTGTCATATCCAAAGACGATCTGATTGTTCCCCCATGATTACATTTGAGACTATTCGCTGGAAAAACTTTCTTTCAACAGGAGACCAGTGGACTGAGATTGATTTTTGCGAGTCTTCATCAACACTTATTGTAGGTTCTAATGGCGCAGGGAAGTCCACTATGTTGGACGCCCTGTGTTTTGCTTTGTTTGGAAAAGCATTTCGCAAAATTAACAAAAATCAATTAGTAAATTCTATTAATGAAAAGGGAACTAAAGTTGAAGTTTGTTTCTCTATTGGTAGAGATGAATACCGTGTGTTCAGGAGTATTAAACCGAATGCATTTGAACTGTATAAAAATAATAAACTTGTTGATCAAGATGCTGCCGCTAAAGATACACAAAAATATCTTGAGCAGTCTGTACTAAAACTTAATTATAAATCATTTACTCAAGTTGTTATTCTTGGATCTAGCACCTTTGTTCCGTTTATGCAATTGACTGCCGCTCATAGGAGAGAGGTAATAGAAGACTTGTTGGATATTAATATTTTTTCTAATATGAATTCTTTATTGAAAGATAGAATTCGTACAGCACAAAGTCAAAGTAATGATTGTGGTCATATGCTTCGGTTGTCTAAAGAGAAACTCGAAGGTCAGAAAAAATTGATTGGTTCTTTACTTGAAGTGAATGAGAATCGTCAAGAAGAAAAACGCAGTAGATATAATAAAAATGCCAATCGTGTTGTTGAATTGGGTGTTCAACATAAAAAAAAGAAGGATGAGATTGTTGTTCTTAAAGAACAGGTAGAAGATTCTACAAATCAAAAAACGTTTGTTCAAAGATTGCGCCAAAGTCAATCAGATAAAAAATCAGAATTAAAATTAATCGCTAAAGATTTGAAGTTCTTCAAAGGTCATGATGTCTGTCCTACATGTACGCAAGATATTAGTAGTGCATTTAAAAAGAATCAAGTTGCAGATCTCGTAAAATCTGGTAAAACTCTTGCTGTTGAGATTGAAGCATTCACTAAAGATATTACTGAAGCAGTAGATATTGTTAGTAAGATGGAAGAAACTTCTGCAATGTTGTATGAAGTTCGTAGTGATGCTACTGCAGTGGAAAGAGAAATTGTTCGTCTTGAGATGGAGAATCTTGAAATCACAAAAGAGATTACTAATCTACAACAAAGCAGACCAAACATTGATCAAGAAGAAGAAATTTTATTTGCATTTGAAAAGGAGTATGATGATACAGAAAAAAATTGTTCTGAAGTTAATCGATGTCTAGATGAGTTTCAAGTAGTCGGAACTTTGTTGAAAGACTCTGGTATTAAAAGTCAGATTATCAAGAAGTATGTTCCTATCTTTAATCAATTGATTAATAAGTATCTTCAGTCAATGGATTTCTTTGTCAACTTTACACTAGACGAAGAGTTTAATGAAGTCATTAAGAGTCGCTTTAGAGATGAATTCTCATACTCATCATTTTCTGAAGGTGAGAAACAGAAAATTGATTTGGCATTATTGTTTACTTGGCGTGAAGTTGCTAGGATGAAGAATAGTGTTGCTACAAATCTATTGATTCTGGATGAAGTTTTTGATAGTTCTCTTGATGCGTCAGGTACAGGAGAACTTCTTCAGATTCTTCGTAGTCTCGGAAACGATACTAATGTCTTTGTTATCTCACATAAAGGAGACATTCTTGTTGATAAGTTCTTGCGAACACTGAAGTTTGAAAAGATTAATGATTTTTCAAAGATGTCGGATGAGTCCTAAATAAACTTGGTTGAGGAGAAAACTTTGCTTTCTACACAGTATAGACTGCGCTTAGAATTCATTTGTAAATGTATTGCAAATGGCGAAGAGGTTAAATTAGATGACATGATATGGGCAGAGAAGTTGGCAAAGAGTCACACTACTGCTCGTGATTGGTTACAAAAAGCACGACGACAATCTTCTCAAGAAATTGAAGAAGGTAGTACCGACGATTTTCTGAATAGGATGGGTTTAGGAGACCCCGATCCATCCAATCATAAAACGGGGTTTAGTAGTGCGGATGATATTAAAGACTGGTTTCACACTGACAAACCTGATGACTGGAGACAACGTGACTGATTATGTTTGTGTCCCAACATGGGATCCTATATTCGAATGTATGCGCTATCATTGGGTACACAAGTCTGAAAAAGATCCTGTGCAATTTGTAAAGAATCTCAATCCTAATGAAGTATTGTTATGAAGATGTGGGAGACTGAGTGTATTGGGTGCGGTAAGATGATACCAGCAAATCAATGTCCTCAGGTCGGATGCTATGTTCCATCCGAAAATAAATATAAAAATTCACTATGTAAACCCTGTTGGTTAAAAAAATGCAAGCAGTAATTTATTCTAACGGTAGTCAGGAGTGCGAGCGTATGGTAGCACTATTAGATTCTCTTGGAGGAGAGTTTTTGGAGTATAAACTTAATCAACATTTTACTCAACGTTCTTTCGAGAATGAATTTGGCGAAGGGGCAACTTATCCTCAAGTATCTTTAGGTTACAAGCACGTTGGTAATATGCATGACACATTACATTTCCTACAAGAGAAAGGAATGCTTGTGTGAAAAAAATATTGAGGGTTTGGAAATATGCTTTGGGTTCGTTCTCTGATGAGAAGACCGAGAGGTATGACAATGCTATTGTTGTTGTACGATCTATCGTGTTTTTTAGTTATCTCGTTACTAATTGCTTCATCGTTGCTGGAGTGATACGCCATTGGGACAGTAACCAAAGTGGCACAGTAGTGTCCCCACACCTTGACGACAGTGCTATAATTACAAGGTAACCAAGAGAGACGGATGAACACTCAGGAAGTCAAAGGCACTCTTGCTAAACTGCTTGCTACAGAAAACCTGACTGTAGAGCATCGTAAAGTGAGCACTGCCTGCTTTGATGTTGATAAGCGTCTGCTGATCCTTCCTATCTGGAAGACTGCTTCCAACACCGTCTATGACCTTCTGGTAGGGCATGAGGTGGGTCATGCTCTATATACTCCTAACGAAGATTACAGTGGTGCCTCAAAGGCATTTGTGAATGTTCTGGAGGATGCTCGTATCGAACGTATGATGAAGGTGACCTATCCTGGTCTTCGTAAATCTTTTTTTGAGGGATATAAAGAGTTGTGGAATGAGGACTTCTTTGGTGTAAAACATGAAGATCCTACAACACTCTCATTGATTGATCGTATCAATCTTTATTTCAAAGGTAATCCTAGTATTCCATTCTCTGATGATGAGATGGTATGGGTCCGTCGTGCAGATCAAACTAAGACCTTTAAGGATGTAGTTGATCTTTCTAAAGAATTGTATGAATATTGTTCTGAAAAACAGGATCATAAAGAAGAGATGATGATGCCATCAGCAGAAGATGGACAATCACAAGCAGATCGTGAAGAAGAAGTAACCCCTGTTGATAGTGATGACTATGAGGAGATGACTCACGAAGAGATGCTTGAAGAGGCAGATAGGCGTGAGCGTGAATGGAGAGATGATATTGATCAGAGTGACACAGATTTAGATACACCTTCTTATGGTGGTGATATTGATGAAACCAAATGTGTAACTAATGATGCACTTGCAGAAGCACTTGAGACTCTTATAGATGATAATGCAAAGGAGTGGGTATATCTTTCTATTCCCAATCCTAAAGTTGAGGATTTAATCGTCCCCTTCAAAACAAT